CGGTTTACCTCCAATTACTTTAAATTCACCCGATTTTGGTTTTTGGGGAATGTCAATAGTAATTTTAGCAGCAATCATATCTGCTAATCTATCAAGTGAAGCTAAATCACCTGATTTACGAGCCATTGAAATAATTTTCTTTACTAACTCACGTTTTTTCTCGAATGAGATATCTTCAGTTACTACTGTTTGAATATAACCGAATATTTCTTCTTTTTCCTTATCGTTTAATTCTGAGGGGAGGTATTTATAGAATTCTTCGGGAGATACTTTAGCTGCTTTACGAGCATTAGTTCCGCTCATACCTCCACCAGCGGTCATTATTGCTTTAACTTTCATATTAGGGTATTTGTCTTCTACCCCAGTAGTTCTAGCTTTAATATCTGCAATATCGCCTTCATCTCCTTCTCGGAAACCTATTACAAAATAGACAATTTCATCTGGGTGTTCTTTAGCGTATCGCATGATATCACCAATAGGGCCTTTAGATGAAGGTTGAATTTCAACAAATGAAGGAAGATAGTTTTTATAGATTTCCCAAATTAGGATAGCTTCTTCTTGAGAAATACCATTGCGTTCTCCTGGTCCCACATAGATTATAAATTTATCTATTTCGGGGAATTGCTTAAGTGCTTTTTGAACAACTTCAAGATGGCCCTGTGTAGGGGGTTTAAAACCTCCTCCATATACAGCAGTTACTAGTTTATCATCTAATAACTCTGAAACTAGAGCTTTGGTGAGTTGATTCATTTATTGCTTAAGCTTTTGGATTTTTTCTTTAGCAATAGCTTTTTTCTCTTCAATGTCTTTTTTAGCACCACGGAAAGCTTCCATAGCATCTTCCATTTCCTCAAGTGAATCTTGGAATGCTTTTAGAGCTTCAGTTCCCGCTCTACGAGCATCTGATTTTTGTTTGTAAACACCTAAGATGTTTTTAACATCTAATCCACCTTTGATTTGAAGAGCGAATTCAGGAAGAGACAATTCGTAAACTACGTCTTCCATTTCTGAATCTTTGGTTGGTTTTTCTACAATAAAGAATTTACCAATTTCGTCTACGGGGATGCCTTCCATTTCTTTTACCATTTCGGCTTCTTCGATCTCGTTTAATAAATCTGTTAATTTCATTTTGATAAGAATTGTTTTAGTTTTGATTGGGCTTCTTCGGGTGAAACAATATGTTGAAGCGATTGTTCAACATTTTCTTTCTTCATTAAATCTCTGATTTCTTGCTCCGTTTTTTCTTTTTGTTTTTTAGAGCGTTCTTCCTCTTTAGGTGTTTTTGGTTTGGTATCTTTAGGAAGATAAGGATCGATATACTTGTCAATAATATCGTCCAAATTTTGTGAATCAGATAATTTCTTATCTTTTGTAGTTGCTACAAAATTATTACCAAACAAATTAAGATAAGGGATAAAGTTTTTAGTTACATTAGCCCATGTTTGCATAACGATAAAAGGCATTAAACTTCTATCTTCACCTTTAGAGCGTTCAAATCGGTCTTCATTTTTGCGCAGTGATTTCTCTAATGAAGAGTAAACATAGACCATGAACACATCATAACCTGCATTTTCGAGATCAGATTTTAATCCCTCAGTTTTCTTATATGAAGCGGCAGTGCCGTCAATTACAATATCTTCGCGTTTTTCGATTTCTTGGGATAGGGCTGCTTGATAGGTTTTAGAAGCATCAGACATTGCTCTGCCTGCTTTACTTCTTGCATCCGCATCTGCTTTTTTAAGATCTAAAGATACACCTAAATCTTTAAGGTTTTTAATAAAGTAATCATCAATATTCATTACCTTTAAACCTAAACCAGAGATAATGTCCCCTACAATTGAGGATTTACCAGCGCCCGGAGCACCAGCCAAAATTACAGCTTTAGGATTATCAGGACCCTCTAAAAGTAGTTGTATTAAAGAAATCATCAAACGCGCGTTTTGTAATAAATATTACAGCTTTCTTTTTACTTGCGTTTTAAATTCAGTAAATATTGGTTTGTGAGTTGGATTTTCTAAATCGAACAACTTTTTAACTGTTTTAAAAATATCAAGGTTTTCTTCTTGGGTACGATCTGATTCAATCATCTCCCATCCTTTACCTTGCATTTTACCAGTTGCACCTTTACGTTTGTTAGATTTTAACCAAAGCAAACCAAATCGGTCAGCTTTTTTGCCATAACACTCCTCATACATTTTACCATAAACCGCAGCTTGTAGTTCGTAAGTAGTATGAATATTATTAGATGTTTTAAAATCAACAACCCAAAGTTCACCATCAATTTCACAGATTATATCACAAGTACCTGCTACTTTAAGCTCATCTGAAAATAGGTGTACTTCAGTTTCGATTAGTGTAGGATTGTATTCTTCCCACCACTCAACAAAACGTAAAAACATTTGCCATACATCTGGGTGATAAAGAGGACGACCATGAGGTCCTAGGAAGTTTAGTTCTTCTCCGTTTAAAAATGCTTCAATCATCTCGTGAACCGCTGTTCCTTCTTCACCTGCTTTTTTAACAATATAGTCAGCAGAATAACCTACTTTTTTAAGCCAGTCTTCGAAAAATTTTCCTTTAGGATAAACCCCTAAAACATAAGTTACTGATGGGTAATAGGCACCATTACGTCTGTAATAGCGTGAATCTGGCATTGTGATTTGTTTCGCATCCTCCGAAATCTCTAAAATCCTATCGTAGGACTTTTTGATGTTTCTTTTACTCATAAAAATAGTCTTTTTTCTAAGAGCCCTGAAAAAGTTAGGGGGTATGTCTCTTGGATTAGTTTAGTGAAATTTTCAAAACCCATTTCACCCGGGTCTTTATCTTGCATATCTACCAAATACACTTCTTTACCTTCGTTTAGTAATTGCTCACAGAACGTTAGTGCTTGTTTTTGAGCGTCTTTATCCAACGCAATATAAATCTTCTCGACACTCGATGTGACGATTTTTTTCATTAATTTAGACTGTATATTCTTGCCTAACAACGGTATAACGTTGCGCTTTATGGCCAACGCATCGAATGGTCCCTCACACAGTATAAGTGGTATATTCCAGTTTATAAACAATTCAAATGGAATAATATCTCTTGATACAGATGGGTTTCTATATTTTACGTAAGGATCCTTTTCAAACGAACGTCCTGTAAAATAGTTTAGTTGCCCGTTTGCATCGTAAGAAGGAATGATAACCATTTTAGCATAGCGACCTGATGAGCAATATCCAATATTATATTTTAAAATATCGTCTTCTGTTAGGCCTCTATTTTTAAGGTAAGCAAGTGCTTGTCTACCTTCAACATCTACAGATTTTAGACTTTCGAATGTTTCGAATTCTTTAGGAAGTTGGACCTGTTCTTGAACTTGAACCTCAGTTTCGGGACCAACATATTTTACAATGACTCTTAATTCAGCCATTTTATCATCAGATGCTCCGGCTTGTTTAAATACTTGGTATAACTTTTTACCTTTCTTATCACATACCCAACAATGCCATGGATTATCTCCGTTTTTATTTTCTGTAAAGTTGATCTCTAGTTTTGGTTTATGGTGATTGCAATAAGGACAATTATAAGCCTTATTACCTCGGGCAGTTGATTTGCCTGTTCCTAGCACTGAATTAGTCAGTGCGACTAGAGATTGATTTACCATAACCGTTAATATAATATCCTAATCTTGGATATCAAAGTCTTTGGTAAAGAACTTTCCGAGAATGTTATCATTAAAAAATTCATCAGATTTTTCTAAAACTTGATAAATAAACAAATGTTTTGTTTCTTGGTAAGTTAACAATTTTTTTGTAGGAGCACAAACTAATATTTCACGTTTAAAATTTTCTTTAGGTTCTGTCTCTAACAGTTCTTTTAGATGTTTATTTGAACCCCAATACGTTTGCCAGTTTGATTCCTTAACTGCGAGTTTATACGCTGGTTTACGGCCTATTACATTTGTGTACTCGGCTAGTTCTTTTTTAGTAAGTTTTACTTTAGTTGTATTTTGAAGTATTTTTTTACCAATGTAAGTTTTGCCTGTGGGAATATGAACTATTCTATAGACAAATCCGTAGGTTTGAGAGGGGAAGTCAGAAATTCCCTTAACTTCTTCATTTTTATATGTCCACATTTTCTTATCGGTCTAAGTTAATCAATATTGTTGTATCGGTTGTAGGCGATACAGGTAATGGTTGAGATAACTTAGCTACAGCCAACAACTCTTGATTATTATTATACAACCCTACAGTAGTAACGTAAGGACTAAAATACGAGGCCGTAGCAAAATTCTCCAAATATTGACCCGGAGTATAGAATGTACCAATTGAGCTTGAGATAGCCACGCTACCTGAAGAAATTGATGGATTAAGCGTAAAATTGAACTCGTTTTCCCTCATTGTACACTTATACTGTGTTTCGTAGATAGTATAAGATGATGAGAAAGAACAAGTTACATTTGATGATGTTATAAAATTGGTTACGAATGTTAAATCCCCAACACCATATTCTG